CTCAGCCAGGGGGCTGCGTCAGGGCCCGCCTGGGGCAGGGCCCGCACGACGCGGGTGTATGTGAAGAAGGCCTTGCGCACCTGCGGCAGCCGCCCGAGGGCGGTGTGCAGCACCCGCTTGTGTTGCGCGATGAGGGCGCGACGCCCGCTGGATGCGAGCTGCTGCTTGAGCGCAGCGGCAGGGGTGATGGTGGCGTCGGTGGTGTTGATGTCGATGGTTTGCATGATGATGCTCGTTGCTCTCTCAAGTAGGACACGTTGTCCTAGTACAGGTTGCCGCTGAGCCGCAGCGGCGACGGTTGGGGGACGGGCGTCCCCCGTACTCTTATGCCTTTTCAAACGCCAATTCGTACATGCGCTTGCGTGCCGCAGCGTTGTTCTTGCGAAGCGCGAGTGTACTACCTTGACGGTTCTTGAATCGGTAGGGGAACAACTGCTGCGCTACTGCGATAGCGAAGTAGTCGGCGGACTGATTCCACCCGCGCACCGAGTGTCGGATATCGTTGTGGTGGCACCACTCAAGCGCGTGGTCTACGAACCCGACTGCTAGGCGTATGACAGCTTTCCGCTGCGCGATGCTGTTGCACGGAAGTACTTCATACCCGTAGTCCTGTATGAAAGACCCCGTCTCCGAATTGAGAACGGAGTGCAGCACGGCGAACATGCCACGCGGGCCAGCGTTGATGATCTCGAAGTCGTGGCAAACGAAGTCGTCGCCTGACCCCGTCGCATAGCACAGGTGCCCGTAAGGGCTCGTGATGTTAGGCAACTCAGTGCCCAGTTTGTCCCAGTCAGGGATCACGGTGCCGTCGTGCAGACTCGTGGTCTGCAACAGGTGCTTCCACTCATCACGGGGGTAACCCGTGACCGGGCAGATGTCATGCACGATGCCCGTGCCGAGGTCTGATGCGTATCCCATTGCTTTTCTCCTAGATGTGGGGGAGAAAGTCTCCCCCGGGTTCATATCAGGCGTGGGCCGGGGTCTTGGCGGGCGTTGAGGGCACCCACACGAGGTCGAAGACCCCGGGGAAGAACTCGGCGTCGTGGACGTCGGAGACGTCCGGGCTGGCTGGCGCGTACAGCGTGGCGTAGACACGCCCGCTGCTGCTCTCCTTGTGGGGGGCACGGCCTCCGGTGATCACCCAGCGCTCGCCCCTGTGGGACAGCGCTACGAAGCCCTGGCCGACGGTGGTGCCGTTGCCGCCTGCCGTGCGCAAGACGCAGGTGCGACCTGCGTAGTCGATGCTGGTGATGGGTTGGGTCTTGCGGGTCATGGTTGGGGTACTCCTTTCAGTTCTTGCGGGACAGCCATGCGATGGCTTCTGCCTTGGTGTCGAAGCGCCCGGTGAGGGGCGTCTGGTGCGCTCCGCGCACGACGAACCAACCGCCGAGGATGCGGTTGTAAATGACACGGACTCCGTTCATTGCTTCTCTCCTTGAAGTAGGACATTATGTCCTAGTTGAAACAGGGGGCGGGATGCCCCCTCAATTAAATGATACCCAGCAGCATCAGTGCTGCAAGGATGGCGCATGCTGCGAGCAGCAGCTTGTCGTCACGGTGCATGTTCATGACTGTTCCTCTTGGGTGGCGACAACTTCGATGACCTCGGCACCGTTCTTGGTGCTCAGGATCGTGTGCTGATACGGGTTGCCCGCCGCTTCGGTCACCTTCTTGCGGGCGACCATGCGGTCCACGCCGCGACGGATCAAGTCCATCACCGCACCGTGCGTGGTGTGGTGTACGCGCAGGGCGTTCGCGCCCCGATAGGCCCCGTGGCCAACGATGATCTTCATTGCTTCTCTCCTTCAGTGTTTAACTAGGACACCGCGTCCTAGTTGGCCAAAAACAGTGGATCGCGGTACAGCTTGCGACCACGCACAGGGGCGCAGTCGCTGTAGAGCCGCCGCAGCGTGTTGATAGTGATGTCATGCAGCCAGTGCATGGGGTCCGCCTGATCAGGCGTGGGCTGTATCCGCGAGGGCGTGCGCGACGCGTTGCCACGCGCAGCCACAGCACGCCGCAAGGCGTCCGTCAAGGCCGCCTCGTAGGCCTCGAAGAACCTCCCCCAGGCAGGGGACGCCGGGTCCGCAGCATGCTGCTGCGCCCACAAGCGCTCAGCCCGCAAGACCTTGAGCGTGGGAGACCACGCACGCACACGCTCGGCAGCGTGGCGCCGCCTCGTCCCCGTTGACCGGTGCTGCTTGGCCGCCATGGCGTCCGCCTCATTGAGGCGAGCCACACGGACAGGCGTGACGTAGGCACGCTGTTGGTCGAGCGCAGTGATGCGCTCCTCCGGGGTCATTTGTTCCAAAGACTTCTCCGGCTCGCAGTGCACGCAGAGCGTGCGCAGCATGCGCTTCGGCCCCCACCACTTCCGAAATTCGTGCAGCGGGCGTGCCTGCCCGCAGCGCGGGCAGTCTGCCTTCGTTAAAAAGCGTTCGTAGTACACGGAAAAGCTCCTTTCTGTGGGGCGTGTGCCCCGGGGTTGAACTAGGACGGGCTGTCCTAGTTGGGTTGGTGTAAGTTTCGTGTAAGGTTTGCGTCCAGCAAAACCCGGGAATGTCCCAGACACACGACGAAGTGGACGCAACATTGGACGCTAAGTAGCGTTGTCAGCATTGAGAAATCCGATTCGTGGCCAGATGTCTACTTTTGTAGGAGTGTATCTCTTAGGACAGGACTGGAAAAAGATTTTGGAAATTCCTGGCTGGGCGCAGCTTGCATTTTCAAAAAAGAAAATTCCCAGCTCTATATACATACATATCATTCATCATTCATCCAATAATAAATAAGAAAGCTTTACGGATCAAGGACTTGCAGCGTCCGAAGTGCTACCCAGCGCACGCTAGGTGCGGGACAACTACCACACGTTCCACAATGTGAAATTATTTCCCACGATGTGGAACTTCAAGCGCACTGGGCTGCGCGAACGCAGCCCGCTACGCTCAACTAGGACAGGCTGTCCTAGTTGGCTACGCTCACCAACTCATTCGCGCGCGGCGCATGTCGCGCCACGCCACGGCTTGCTCTCCGCCGAGGATGGTGGGCGCAGCAGTCACTACGGGCGCCCAGCCCGTGCGGGTGCGCCGCACGATGAAGGCGCACCATCCCGCCTCTGCCCATTGTTGGGCATTGGCCTCTGCCGCCCGGAGGCTGCGGTAGATCTCCCCCTTGTGGGGGCGCATCAGCGCCCCATGCATGGAGAAGCACCTTTTAAATTGATGGGGGTCCAGCACGGTTACGACACGAAACTTACGCATGATCACACTCTCCAACAGCACGCCGCCTGCGACGCGTCCGCTACGCGGACACTCACGCCGCAGGCTCCAAGCGCACTCCCGAGCGCCCCGAAGGGCGCAAGGGGCTACGCTCACCAGTTCTTAGCCAGCACCATCGCCAGCACTTGGGCCAGCGTCATGTAGGCCACGGGGTCATCCTCGCCATTGAACAGGACTTCGTACAGCCCCGCATGTTTCCCGGCGTGGAGCACGCCCGTGACATCCAACAGGATGCTGTGCCCGTAGATGCGGCATTGCAACGTGCCCGTGACATTCCCGGGCATCCAGCGCAACTCGCTCAAGAGTTGCGCAGCATCCTCTGCACGCAGGGCGACATAGGTGTTGGCAGCAAGGGGATCATCAATGAAATCGGAAGAGACAAGCACGGCTAACTCCAAACAGCACGCCGCCTGCGACGCAGGCATCAAGCGCACTGGGCTGCGCGAAGACAGGGCGATGCCCTGCCCGCAGGCAGCCCGCTACGCTCGGTAGCGGAAACTAGGACGACGTGTCCTAGTTGAACCCTCACGCCTTCTTGGCGAAGGCCTCGGCAACCGCCTGGGCGGCCAGGGCCTTGAGGCCCTTCGCGTCCATGTCGTACTCACGGCACGCCGCGACCAACTGCGCCGCGAGCGCGGCGATCTCCGCCGGAGTGTCGAACCCCTCGGTCTTGTGGTCGGCTGCGGCCTTCGCGGCAGGCGCCGCGTCCGCGTCAGCACACAGGGCTTCCTTCAGGCGCCCGAAGGCCCGCTGCGCCGCCACATAGGCGGCGTGCTTGCTGTCGAGGACCATCTGCCCCTTGTTCTGGGGCGACTTCGAGACGACCGTCGGGCAGCTGTACTTCTCGCTGATGAAGGCCAGCACGACGGGACGCGCGGATTCCCAGGTGGTGAAACCCGCATCCACCGCTGCCTGCCGCAGCGTGGCGACACGTTCGTTGGACTCTTTGATGAAGGTGGAAATGGCCAGGGTAAAAGCTTGCGTGTTCATGGTTGCAATCTCCAACTAGGACAACGTGTCCTAGTAGCAGAAACGCTGCTACACCGTCGAGAACGAATGCTCTCATAAAGGGTTCTACCCCCCTGCTGTGGGGTCTGCTGGGCTACCCTGCCGACCCCACCCTACCCGGGGAGCCCCAAACTGTGCAGCGAGGTAGCGTGGTTATATGAACACTGATCCACAACCACACTACGCATTTTTTACAAACTGCCGCCGCAGCGCATTTAATTTTTCACAACCAAAAATTGCAAAATACAAAGGTATTTTGTCAAATCCTTTACTACAAAAAATAACTATGTTTTGTCAAATCCTTTACATGCACAAATAAAAAAACCCGGGCACCAGCCCGGGTCAAGCCGGGACATCCCGGCGAAAGGAGACAAGCATGCTTGCAGCAGCAAGCCACCTAAGTATACACTCCGCGCTCATCAGGCGCCGTTTCTCTGCGCCTTGCGCACAAACATGCTTGAACACCTACTGGACTTCGAACCCGAGGTAGTGACCCACACGCCCAGTGCCGTGTTGGATGTGGACAAAGCCACGCCTGTTCAGGTCATCAACGCGCAGCACGGCACCGCCGACTGGCTGGCCAGCTTGGGCGCACCCACGGCAGCCTCTACCGAGGCCCAGAACGCTGCGGCAATGGCTCAGAGTGCGTTCGCTGCAGTCGTTGCGCCCGATACGCCAGAGAAGGCCCAGAAGGAGCGCCTGCTGGCGCTGAAGACCCCGGCTGCGGTGCAGCACCTGACAGGGATGCTGACCGCCTACGACTGGGAGTTTGTCGAGCAGGCCAAGGAGATCCGTGGCTACGCGGTCGCCAAGATCGTCGAAGAGACCAATCACCCTGACGCACGCATACGTCTGCGCGCATTGGAGCTACTGGGACGCGTAACTGAAGTGGCGCTCTTTACCGACAGGGTCGAGGTCAAGAAAACAAACGTCACCGACACCGAACTTGATGACAAGATCAAGGAGAAGCTGTCACGCTTCATGGGTGTTGTTGACGCGCAGCCCGTCTCAGACGCAGTTTTGTTGCCGCAAGCATGAAGCTACCTGATTTCTTGACCCCGCAAGAGGCACAGGCCATCACGGCAGCGCTTCCTCGCATGTCCGTCAAGGAAAAAATGGAGCTTTTTGACCTTCTTGAAGAGAAGGAAAGGCGCAGCCGCCTGCAAGCCGCACAAAATTCAGTGGTTGGCTTCGCGAATAGCGTCTATCCGGGGTTCAAAGAAGGCGCCCACCACCGCGTACTGAGCAAAATCTTCGACGACATCGTCAACGGGCGCAAACACCGCGTAATTATTAACATCGCGCCCCGTATGGGCAAATCGGAGTTCTCGTCGTACCTGTTTCCCGCCTACTTTTTGGGCAAGTTTCCGCACAAAAAGGTCATCATGGGGACGCATACTGCGTCTCTTTCAGAGGACTACGGGCGTCGGATCAAAAACCTCATCGCAACAGACGTCTACACGCCCATTTTTCCCAAAACGGCGGTTTCTGAGGACCAAAAAGCGGCAGGAAAGTGGTCTACGACCGAGGGTGGGCAGTACTACGCGGTCGGTGTAGGTGGCAGCATCGCAGGCCGGGGCGCGGACTTGTTCGTCATTGACGATCCGCACTCAGAACAGGACATCAAGGCGGGCACACGCACGCCTTTTGATGCGGCGTGGAATTGGTTCCAGACCGGTCCACTCCAGCGCTTGATGCCAGGGGGTGCGATCATCGTCATCATGACGAGGTGGAGCGAGATTGACCTGACAGGCATGCTCATCAAGCATCAGATCAAGAATCCTGATGCCGACAAGTGGGAGATCGTCGAGCTTCCTGCCATCCTCAACGAGCACACGCCTGAAGAGAAGAGTTTGTGGCCTGAGCAGTGGCCGCTTGCCGAGTTGCAAGCCAAACGTGCGGGCATGGACCCGCGCTTCTGGCAGGCGCAGTACATACAGAACCCCACCTCTGAGGTCGCGGCGGTCATCAAGCGCGAGTCTTGGCGTATCTGGGAGCCTGAGAAGCCGCCGAAGTGCGAGTACATCATCCAGTCGTGGGACACTGCGCACGAGACGAAGACCTCCGCTGACTACAGCGCCTGCACAACGTGGGGTGTTTGGTTCAACGAGGAGGACAACGACAACGCGCACATCATCCTGCTCGACGCCATCAAGGGGCGCTGGGCGTTCCCTGACCTGAAGAAACGCGCGATTGAGTACTACAGTGAGTGGGAGCCTGACGCGTGCTTGATCGAGAAGAAGGCCGCTGGCGCACCGCTCATTCAGGAGCTGCGTGCGTTGGGCATACCGCTCAGCGAGTTCAGCCCCTCACGTGGCAAGGCCAACCAGTCTAACGACAAGGTCGTGCGGTTGAACGCGGTCTCGGACATGTTTGCATCCGGGCGCGTGTGGGCGCCAGACACACGCTGGGCACGCGAGGTCATCGAGGAGGTCGCAGCCTTCCCCGCTGGTGAACACGACGACTACGTCGATACTTGCACGCAGGCGCTCATGCGCGTGCGCCAGGGCGGCTTCATCCGCCTGCCGTCAGACGAGCCTGAGGAGCCGCGCGAGTTCCGCAGCAGCCGCAGGGCGGCGTATTACTAAGGAGAGATCATGGACAAACTTGACGCCCAAACGCTTGAAGCACTCATCCGAAACGGCATTTCGCCCGCGAGGTTGCGCGAGATCTCTACGAAAGGCATGCCTGCCAACACTGCGGGTATCGCGGATCTTGTTGCCTACACGGTGCCGGAGCTGCAAAACACAAACACGCGGGGCTTCGTGACGGCTGATGCACGCCTTTCTCAAACGGAGAAGAATCGTGCAGCGCGTGGAGCTATCTTTGCTTCACCGGACGCCAAATCAGCTACTTTTGCGCATGAAGCTGAGCATGCGATGGCGAAAAAGCAGCTAGGGCATCCGTCAGCTATAAATGAAAAATTTGATGAGCTGGCCAACAAACTCGATGCTCGCGGCAAGTTTGTGCTTGATGCTATGGACGCCGCACCGTATTTGAAATCTAAATACGGCATTTCCAGCGGGTATTTTGATAAGGGCATGCTTGAGCGCGTTTCACCGGAAGTTCTTCTGTACGAACAGCTTGCGGATTTGGCTGCGGCAGAGCAGACGCTTGGTGTGGACTTGACAAAAGATCCCGAACTGCGCAAAACGCTGTTCAAAGACCGCGCTGTGCGCGAAACGTATAACGCCATCACAGGGCTTCGCCAAACGCGGCTTGATCCGCGTGATCTGCCGCCGTACACACGGCAGCCTGAGAAAAGTACTGCACAATCGCTGCTTGAGAAAACGAAAAAATCGTTGGGCTTCAACGGCGGCGGCAACGTGAAGTTGATTTAAGGACACATCATGGCAACGAATATCGACAAGGCGCTGTATGCCGCCCCTGTGGGGCTGGAAGCTGACGTCCAAGAAATGGACACCATCGAGGTCGAGATTGAGAACCCCGACAGCGTCACGGTCGGCGTAGACGGCCTGGAGATCACCCTGGAGCCCGGGAGCGAAGGCCCGCAGGAGTTCGGTGACAACCTCGCGGAGTCCATGGACGAGAGCGCTCTGCAGACGCTGGCCAGCGACATCGTGGCCCTGGTGGACGCGGACATCACCAGCCGCAAGGACTGGGTCGAGATGTACGTCAAGGGGCTGGAGGTCTTGGGGATGAAGTACGAGGAGCGCACGGAGCCCTGGTCGGGCGCCTGCGGCGTGTACAGCCCCCTCCTGACCGAGGCCGCTGTCAGGTTCCAGTCAGAGATGATCACCGAGACGTTCCCGGCCCAGGGGCCGGTGAAGACCAAGATCGTGGGCGAGATCACCAAGCCCAAGGAGGAGGCCGCAGAGCGCGTCAGGGAGGACATGAACTACACGCTCACCGAGCGCATGATCGACTACCGCCCGGAGCACGAGCGCCTGCTGTTCAGCCTGGGCCTGATCGGCGCTGCGTTCAAGAAGGTGTATCCGAACCCCGCCACGGAGCTGCCAGACGCGCCCTACGTGCCTGCGGAAGACCTGATCATTCCCTACGGCGCGGCCAACGTGTACACCGCTGAGCGCGTGACGCACGTCATGCGCAAGACCAAGAACGACCTCAAGCGCTTGCAGGTCGCGGGGTTCTACCGCGACATCGACCTGGGCGAACCGGTGCGCTTTCACTCCGACATCGAGAAGAAGAAAGCCGAGGATCAGGGGTTCTCCCTCACAGAGGACGACCGGTATCAGATCCTTGAGGTCCACATCGACTGGGAGATGCCCGGGGACGAGGACGAAGACGGCGTGGCCCTGCCGTACGTGGTGACCATCGAGCGCGGTACGAACAACGTCCTGGCCATCCGGCGCAACTGGGAAGAGGACGACGCACTGCGCATGAAGCGCCAGCACTTCGTGCAGTACACGTACGTCCCCGGGTTCGGGGCCTACGGCCTCGGGTTCATCCACCTCGTCGGCGGCTACGCGCGGGCAGGCACGAGCATCATCCGGCAACTGGTGGACGCAGGCACGCTGAGCAACCTGCCCGGGGGCTTGAAAGCCCGGGGCCTGCGCATCAAGGGCGACGACACGCCCATCGCTCCGGGTGAATGGCGGGATGTGGACATCCCGGCAGGGGCTGTGCGCGACAACATCATGCCGCTGCCCTACAAGGAGCCGTCGCAGGTGCTGGCCGCGCTGCTGGAGCGCATCACGGAGGAGGGCCGCAGGCTCGCAGCCATCGCAGATCTGAAGATCAGCGACATGTCCGCCCAGGCGCCCGTGGGCACGACCCTTGCCATCCTGGAGCGCCAGCTCAAGACAATGTCAGCCGTCCAGGCCCGGGTCCACGACAGCTTGAAGCGCGAGTTCAAGCTCCTCAAGCGCATCATCAAGGACTACCTGCCCGCCGACTATCCGTACACGCCCGAGGGCGGCAACCGGCGCGTCAAGCAGGCGGACTACGACGTCGTCGAGGTCATCCCCGTCAGCGATCCGAACGCGGCCACGATGGCGCAGCGGATCATGCAGTACCAAGCGGCGCTGCAGCTCGCGCAAGGCGCCCCGCAGATCTACGACCTGCCCTACCTCCACCGGCAGATGCTGGAGGTGCTGGGGATCAAGAACGCCGAGCGGCTCGTGGCCACGCCCGAGGACCAGAAGCCCCGTGACCCCGTCACGGAGAACATGGACGTCCTGCGCATGCGCCCCCTGAAGGCCTTCGCGTATCAGGACCACGAGGCGCACATCGCCACGCACCAAGCGTTCATGCAGGATCCGAAGATCGCCGCCGTCCTGGGCCAGAACCCGATGGCGCAGCAGATGATGGCCTCGCTCATGGCGCACATCGCAGAGCACACCGCGTTCGCGTACCGGGCACAGATCGAGATGCAGCTTGGCGTGCCCCTGCCCCCGCTCGACGAGGCAGGCGACACCCCGGTGGCCCCCGAGGACGAGAAGGCCATCGCGCCCCTCATCGCCGCTGCCGCCCAGCGCACCATGGTGCAGAACCAAGCGATGGCGGCACAGCAGCAGGCTCAACAGCAGGCCATGGACCCGGTGCTCCAGATGCAGCAGATGGAGCTGCAGTTGAAGGAGCGCGACAGCAACCGCAAGGACGCCGACAGCCAGCGGGACTTCGAGCTTGGCAAGGCCAAGCTCCAGCTTGAGCAAGCCCGCCTCGCGCTCGAAGCGCAGAAGAACCAGGGCGAGTCCCCACAGTTGCAGGCCGCACGGGCGCAGCAGGAGCTGACGCACAAGGAGCAGGCCCACCAGCAGAAGATGCGTCAGCAGGCCCAGGCAGCCATGCTGAAGGCGGCGCAGCAAGCGCAACGGGCAGCACAGCAGCCGCGTCGCCCGTCGGCACCCAAGGAGTAATGTATGGCGACTACTGCGTTTGACGTAGTCTTGAAAGAACTGTCAGAGCGGCGTGATGTTATTACGCAGGCTCTTGCGGGAGGTTCGGCAAAAGACTTTGCCGAATATCAAAACATGTGCGGAGAAATCCGGGGTCTTTCACACGCACATGCAATCATCACCGACCTCGTGCGAAACTTGGAGTTTTCCGAAGATGTCTGAGCTTGTCCTATCGGACGGTCAAAACGAGACCGTCCTCCCCGAAACCGCTGAAGAAAAGGCACGCCAAGTGCCTGATCCGGCGACTTACCACCTCCTGTGCATGCTCCCGGAGGCTGAACAGTCGTACGAAAGCGGCCTGCTGAAAGCGGGACAAACGATGCACTTTGAAGAAGTGCTGTCGCCCGTGCTGTTCGTCGTGAAGATGGGTCCGGACTGCTACAAGGATCCGATCCGCTTCCCCTCCGGCCCGTCCTGCAAGGTGGGCGACTTCATTCTCGTCCGCCCCAACAGCGGCACGCGGCTGAAGATTCACGGGCGGGAGTTCCGCATCATCAACGACGACAGCGTCGAAGCGGTCATTCAAGACCCGCGCGGCGTACAGAGGGCATGACCATGGACAAGGAAGAGTTCAAGTTCCCGGACGAAGTCCAGGTGAACACCAAGGAAGAGAAGGTCGATTTCGAGATCGAGGACAACGCCACCGAGGTCGAGGTGGTGGACGATACCCCCGAGGCGGATCGTGGCCGCGCTCCAATGAAGGAGGCTCCGGCAGATGTCACCGACGACGAGCTGGCCAAGTACAGCGAGGGCGTCAAGCAGCGCATCCAGCACTTCTCCAAGGGCTACCATGAAGAGCGCAGGGCCAAAGAGTCGGCGCTGCGTGAGCGTGAGGAGGCTCTCCGGCTCGCTCAGAATCTCATGGAGGAGAACAAGAAGCTGCAGGGCACCCTGGGCCAAGGGCAGCAAGCGCTGTTGGAGCAGGCCAAGCAAACGGCATCTGCCGAAGTGACCGCCGCCAAGCAGAAGCTCAAGGAGGCGCACGAGGCGTTTGATACCGACGGCATTGTTGCTGCACAGGAGGAACTGGCCAAGGCAGTCAACAAGAGCGAGCGGCTGAATTCCTTCAAACCGCCTGCAGCCCCTGTACAACCGCAACAAAATGCGGTACAAACGCCACCGACGCCGCAGGTCGAACCCAAAGCCCGTGCGTGGCAAGAAGCCAATCCGTGGTTTGGGTCGAACAAGCGGATGACCGGTTTTGCACTCGCAGTGCATCAGGAGTTGGTCGAAAACGGGGTAGATACCGCCAGCGACGACTACTACGCGCGTATCAACGCAGAAGTGCGCAAGGTTTTTCCGGAAGCGTTCCCCTCCGCAAAGCCTGCCAAGACTGCAAGCGTCGTAGCTCCTGCAACGCGCAGCACAGCGCCCAAAAAGATCGTGCTGACGCAGACCCAGGTCAATCTTGCAAAGCGTCTCGGGCTCACTGCTGAGCAGTACGCCCGGGCCGTAGCGGACCAGATGAGGAAAGACAATGGCTGACCAACGAACCCCCCGCGAAGCGGAATCTCGCGCCAAGACAGAGCGGCTCCAGACATGGAAGCCCGCTGAACTGCTACCGGACCCGACGCCTGCGCCTGGGTACGTGTACCGTTGGATTCGCGTCAGCACCTTGGGCTCCGCCGACCCGAGGAACATCTCCTCCAAGTTCCGCGAAGGCTGGGAGCCTGTCAAGGTCTCGGACCATCCTGAACTCCAGCACCTGTGCGACGAGAAATCGCGCATCCCCGGTACGCTGGAAGTCGGCGGTCTGGTTCTTTGCCGAACCCCCAAAGAACTCGTTGATCAACGGAATGCCTTCTACACCGGTCAGGCGACGGGGCAGATGGAGTCTGTGGACAACACCTTCATGCGCGAGAACGATCCCCGGATGCCGCTG